ATTGCTGGCGAATGTGTTTCAACTCCTGCACCAGAAGAAAGTAACGAAAATTCAACCGTTAGAATAAAGACTCCTACCGTAACCGAGGGCTTTTATACTTCCCTTTATCCAGACGGTTTTGACGGTCTTTTGAATAGTTCAATCGACGGTTTTAAGTCAGGGCCTTTTTATGAAGGTATGCAACAATTTTCTATTTCCATTGGCGGTGGTTCTGTACCTAGTTGGAATCTTTGTTTCGATGTAGGTATTGCCAACCTTGGCTGTCATGACCTTTCCGTTCCTGCTTACGTTTGGGACTTTATTAAAGCTTGTTTACTTATTTGCTCTGCTTTTCTTTGTCGTGCAATAATTTTTGGGGGTTAAGTTATGGATTTATTAAATCAAATTTGGAATGACTTTGTTGATTTTTGTTATGCCATTGTCATCTCATTAGTTGAAATGTTAAAGGATTTATTTTTTTGGCTTTATGAAACGGTTACAAATGCTTTGATGTTGCTTGTTAACTCTTTGTCTGATGTATTCAGCCTTTTTGATATCACTAGTTATTTAACTGGTTTACCCGCAGACACTCTTAACATTATGGGCCTAATAGGCTTAGATACTATTTCATCAATGATTGTTGCGTCTCTTTTGGTTCGTCTTGTTCTCCAACTAATTCCTTTTGTTCGTTTAGGCTCATAGGGGTAATTATGTCTATTTATTTAATTTTAGGTCGACCAGGTGGCGGCAAAAGTTATGAAGCCACTGTCTATCATGCACTTAAAGCTTTAAAAGATGGTCGCAGAGTTATAACTAACCTTCCTTTAACTGTTTCCGTATTTGAGAAGGTTTTTGGAGAGGAATTTATTGCTTCACACCTAGAGATAAGAACCGAGGCCATTGGCCCACCTCCTAACATCAAATCCAATGGCATTAACTGGAAGCGTTCACCCTCTGAAAAACTTATTCGAAAGCCATTTTCTACCGTTGAATGCTATCAAGATGATTGGAGGCACCCTGACACCGGCATCGGTGCTTTGTTTATCGTTGATGAATGTCACTTTGTTTTGCCTCGTGCTAGCACTCCTGTTGAGGTTTCTAACTGGTATTCGATGCATAGGCACCATGGCTATGACATTCTTTTAATCTCACAAGGCTATAAAAAAATTAATGCTGACATTATCGACATGGTCGAGTTAGTTTATTTTCTTCAAAAAAACAAAATGTTAGGCGATGAAGGTTCTTATACAAGGAAAATTAAAGATGGTGTTCGTGGAGCTATTGTCAATGCTGATACTCGAAAGTATCAAAAAGAGTATTTTAAATATTATAAAAGTCATACAGCCTCTAATTCATCTGTTACTGAAGCTCATGCTCAAGATATTCGCGGCTTTTGGCAAGGTGGTCTTATTCGTTCTTCTATTGGGATTTTTGTCTTGGTTGGTATTGGCATTGTCTACAACCTAACAAATATGAAAGATGAGCCTGTTTCCCCTACAGTTGAGCCTATAAAAGAGGTTAGCTATTCTAGACAACAAGTCCTTGATAGAGCTGATTCTAATAAAAGCACTGTTTTAGCTCCTCCTCCTGTTGTCCCTGTCGCTACTGTAGCTGAGACTAAAAAAGAAGTTGAAATTAAGGATCATCCTTTTTCTAAATTTGAATTTATAATTAAAGGTCGTTTCTTTATGAATGATGTGCAAGATTTTTCTTTTGTGGCTACCCAGAACGGCCAACCGCTTTTCTATGTGACTATGCGTGATTTTTATATGGCAGGTTATGGCCTAGAAGTTCTCGGTGATTGTGCTATAAAAATTACCTACAAAGACTTTTATTCTTCTTTTATTAATTGTGGCCTTCCTTCCGTTTCAATGACTGGTACTCAACCAATTAATTAATAATTATTTGCGCTTATTTGGCCTAAATAGTTGTACTTTAGCCAAATAGGCGTATAATAGAATTCAGAAGTTAAGGGAATGGCAGTCAAACGACAGACTTAAACAAGTCGGAGCAAGGGAAATAACCCAGATTAAAAATTACTTCTACTAACTATTAACTAATTAATTAAAAGGAATATCAGATGACTACATTAGAAGATTTAAAACATACGCACATGACGTCTCTTCAATTGAAACGTAAGCTTGAAAACGTTCGTAATGATAAGACTCTTTCAACAAGTGAAAAGATAGCTAAGAAGCGCGCTTTATGGTCTGAATTTGAATCTAAATTTCTTGAGGGTTAACTTATGATAGGTAAAACATTTTCTGAATCTTGTAAGTTAATGAATATCTCTAGAGTTCAGTTATCAGATGACACTGGCGTTCCTATTAAGACACTGGGTACATGGTATAAGACTAAGCCAAAGCTAATGTCAAAGCTCTTTGATTCTTATTCAACAGTTTCTAACTCAGAGCTTAATAATGCCCTTTCTGTTATAGAGAGATTAAAAATAACAATCGATACTTTAACAAGAATAAAAGATGATAGATTTAAGACTTACGAGCCTATTGAGCCTATTGAGCCTATTGAGCCTATTGAGCCTATTGAGCCTATTGAGCTTATTGAGCCTATTGATCCTATTTTTAGTGAATACTTTAAGCAGATTATATTTTTTGTTAAGAATTCGATTGTTAAAAGGTGTAATCTTAGTTGTTTAGGTTTCAAGCCCATATCTGTTTCGCCTAACGGTTCTTTCACACCAGAGAGCAGGAATGACTTACGAACGTACATCAACTGGCTTATTAATCTTAGTAGTGTTGATATCCCCGATTATCAAGATGGAGATCCTACAATAGAGGAAATCATTGATTATGTTGAATCTTCTAATTCTTTTCTTTAGCCCGCGGCAGGCGTATAAAACAAGCCCAGCGCAGCGCTACTCTAAGGCCAATAGATATTTGTATATTTTAACAAGACCCGATCATCATAAATAAGACTTTTACCGCCACTTGTACCAAACCGTCTTTTGATTTTAGGGTTTTAATCTTTTAATCTTTTAATCTTTTTGTAGTATATTTACTTTTTTATAGATATAAAAAAAGCGTTTAGCAGTCACCACAACCGCCAAACGCCACCATAAACATTCAAGCCACCAAGCTTACAAGGTTTACAATATGAATACTAATTTACAAACAATTAACAGTCAAGCTCACACATTGGGAGGGGCCCCACGTAGTGGGGAGGGCTCCCAATTTGGTGGGCTTCTTGTTACTGTTACCAAAAACTCTTCCGCCCCTTTAAAATCAAACACTTGGAGAGCACCGTTTTGTCATCCTAATACTGGTGAAGAGGTCTTTTTTGAGCAACCTAAAAAGGTTCAAACAGATTATAGGGCTGATAGGTGGGCTTTTAAATCCGTTGTAAATAAAGTACTACCATTCTCTAGAACTGCCAAGTGTATGAGATTTAGGTCATTTACTGACGATGGATTAAGTTTGATTAAAATCATGAAGAGTAAAGACAATAAAGCTTTCTATTCTGGCTTGATGGCTTGCGGTAGTGTTTGGAATTGTCCTATTTGCGCGGCTAAGATTTCAGAGAAAAGACGTATTGAATTAAAAGATGCTTTGGATGTTGCTAAAGATAACAATTTTAAAACTTTCTTGGTTACTCTTACCGTTCCCCATGGCATCGGTGACGATTTAAAAGATTTACGTTTAAGAATTAGGAAAGCACAAGGTAAATTATCATCTGGTAGGGCATCTATTAAAAATCAACTTAAAAATCTTGATTTGGGATATACCCAGCACGGCTTTATTCGTGTTCTCGAAGTCACGCACGGACAAAAAAACGGCTTTCATCCTCATTTGCACATTTTAGTTTTTACGAGTCAATCGGTAACATCTGAACTTCTCGATTCTGTTTATACTTCAAGTTGGCTCAATGCTTGCGTTTCTTCTGGTTTGCCTTTGCCAACTGAAAAACATGGTTGCCATGTTCAAGATGGTTCAGTTGCCTCTGACTATGTAACAAAATGGGGCATTGAGGATGAAATGACTAAATCTAATTCTAAAGTCTCGCGTTCTAATAAAGGTGTTACCCCATTCGGTCTATTAAAATGCATTATTGACGGTGACGATGAATTTTATACACCAGAAAAAGCTACTAAACTTTTCTCCGTTTATTCAAAATGCTTTAAGGGTGCCCGTCAATTGCATTGGTCAGTTGGACTTAGAAAGCTATTGTCACAAGAAAACGAAGTATCAGACCAAGAATTGGTTGATTCTAAAGATGATGAAGCCTTTACCATGGGAGTTCTTAGTTTTGAGCAATGGCAAGTCATACGTAGAAAGAAACTAGAATCTAGCATTTTAACTTTGGTGGAAACTAGTTCTCTTGATGATTTAAAAAGTTTTATTTTTAACTCTACAAATTTAATCCTTATGTCTCATAAAAACGAACTCGATGCACATAATATTGTTTCCCCTTTCCCAGAGGACCCCAATTATTACAATCGTTATTTAGAATGATCTCTTTTCATTTTCTCTTCTATTGCAATACTCGCGAACTGGCTACTAGTCACCACAGTATCTTTACAGTGACTTTTTAGCCTCTCTTTTGTTACATCAAATATTCTTATTGTTGATGTATCTTTGTTTTTCTCAAGATCTTCTATTCTCACTGTTTTTCTGAATCCCTCCTCTTTTATTATCTCTCTCGCTACTTCTTTGGCTATTTCTTTTATATTTCTTTTTTCTTCTTCTTGCATTTTATTCACCTTTTGTTTATTGTGTCGTTATGTGTCGCATTGTGTCACAGTGTGATTAATCTTTTCTTACATTTTTTATAATATGAGGCTTTATTTATGAAAGTACAAATGCAAGTTCTATCAATTGGCTCGGGTACTTTAGAAACTGGCGGCGAATGGGCTAATGCTCACGTTCTTGATAGCAACCAAGTTGAGTTTGACGATGGTACTAGACAGGAAAAAGGCTGCAAAGTTGCAAAAATCAAAGTCGATTCCTCTAATGATAACCTTGTTGCTAAACGTTTTTTTAGAGAAAACTTTCCCGCTACTTTTACTTTAGAAGTAGATACAAGCGTTAAAAAAGGCGCAATGGAAGTCGTTATCAAAGATTTTTTATCAAACATTAAAACGGCTTAAAAAATGGCTGTTTGTACTGAATTTGTCAATGGTTACTTAATGCAAAGCTCTGTTAGCGTTGCAAATTGTACTAATTACATTCTTGTAACTGCTGACGAATACAACTCTTTTGCGAATGTTTTCGCATTAGATTCCTCGACAATTACCCTTTGCATTACTTTTGGCTTTGGCATGGTTGTCTCTACTTACTTTTTAGCTTATCCAATAATGATGGCTCAAAAGATTATTAAACTAATAGGAAAATAAAATTATGGATGCAATTTTAGCAGGTGTGGATATTGGTGCGGTTGCCGCTTGGGTTGGAACAATCGGTCTTGCAATCGTTGGTATTGCTATGGCTTTTCGTGCAATCTTTTTATCAAAATCCGCTGTTCGTATGGTCGGTAAATAATCCAAACGTTCAGTTTTAAAGGGGCTTTTTAGCTCCTTTTTTTTCTTTTTTTTTGGGGGTTTATTATGGTTACTGGTCTAGTTAGTGCTTTTTGCTATACGTGCTTTGTAATGCTTGGCGCTTTGATGGGCGATGTTCTTGTTAAAGGGATACATAAACATGCTTAAATTTATTTTTCTTTTTATACCTGCTTTTTTCATTTTTTCCACTTCCTCCTTTGCCGATGAAATTCCTGCAACTTTAAATCATTTTCCTACTGGTACATGTAAACCTTATCAAAACTTAGGTGACTTTTCTTATAATGTCACTTTTGAAGCTTGTTTTTCTGAAAAATCCGCTCTTGCCGCCCAAAGAGGTCGCAATGTTGTCCCTGTTTATCCTACATTGGAATCTGACGGCACTTATTCAAATGGTGGCGGTTATTATTATAATGACGGCTTAAAATTTACCGCTTTTAGTTTTACAACTACTAATGTCGTTAGCTCTTATTCTTGTGATGACCCTGCTTATCCTGAGATGTCTCAAGATGGAAAAAGCTGCTTAAATAGTTTCGGTGGCGCTTCTTCTGAGCTTGACCAATTTATAGAGAATAAAGCTGATTTAGAGATTGCCTTTGATGCTTTAGATACAAATGTCATTGATCCTAACTTAGAAGCTATGTCTAATATTAATAATTCTATTGACGAACAACTCGATGCTACAGCCCAAGCAATGGCAAACGTTGATAATATTACTCAAATTAATGATAATGTTAAAACTTTGTCTGATTTATCCCCTGATAATTCTTCTTTGCAATCTCTTTCTAATATTGCCAATTCTATTGATATTGAGAGCCAAGCACTTCTATCAGATTCTTTTGAAAATGTCACAGGAATGATTAATCAACGTTCAGATGCTACAGCTATTTTTAATTCTTCTAATCAATTTGCCGGATTTGCTCAAGATGGAATCGAATATTATTATGGACTTGGAGAGCAACTTTATACAGCAACTAGCCAGTCTCAAGTAGATAGCATTTCCGATAGTATGGCTCAAGCTATGAGCGAAATTAATTCTAATATTGAACAATCCTATACAACTTCATCTGAAATAAATAACTCGATTAATATTATTAATTCTTTAGCTACTGAAAATAATAACAACATTGCACAAATTTCTAATAACAATCAAACAGCTTTAAATATTAATAGTGAATCCTCCAATGCTTCTTCGAACGGTGAGACTTGTATTGCTGGCGAATGTGTTTCAACTCCTGCACCAGAAGAAAGTAACGAAAATTCAACCGTTAGAATAAAGACTCCTACCGTAACCGAGGGCTTTTATACTTCCCTTTATCCAGACGGTTTTGACGGTCTTTTGAATAGTTCAATC